TCGCGAAGTGGTCGGTGGTGAAGAGCACGCCGGCACTCGGACTCCCGCTGGAGAGGGAGGACAAGACGTAGCCGGTGTCCAATGTGCCGCTGTCCAACGAGACCGATGCGCCGCCCACGCCGGCAAACGCCAGCGCGAGAAGGTCGTCACTCGGCCACGAGTACACGATGTTTCGATTAGACACGGAGTGCAGCCCTCATGTTGGTGCGTGACGCGCCTTCGTTCGTTTCGATCTGCGCAATCGCTTCCTTGAGCATCTTCGGAACGACGCGATCCAAGCCGCTCGTGTCGAGGAGTTGCGGTGCGACGGTGATGTTGTAAGTGTTGCCACCCGTCCCGCCCGCCACCCCCAAGTCCGGCATCCCCGCCCAGTCTCCCGGCTTCACATAGGCGTATCCCGGCCCGGTAACGGGCTGGAGCGGAAGGTCCATGGTCGGAGGTGTCCCGCCGCCCGTAGAGCCGTCGAGACCGGCTCCCGGAGCCGGTCGCCCACCCCCGCCGTCAGTCGTGCCTCCCGGAGCCGAGGGAGCCGGAATATCTGGCCCCGTAACGCCGTCATAGGCGCGTTGAATCCCGTCCGCGCTCGTCTGGGCCGCCGAGACGAGATCCCCGGTCATGAAGTGGGCGATGTGGTCCAGCGTCGTCGCGACGTGGTTCAGCGCGTCGATCATCTGCTGGGTCGATGACTTCTGCTTCTCGCCCACGATACCACTCTGGACGCCTTGGTCGATGAGCGCCTGAGTAACGTCGTCCGCCTTATAGCCAAACTCTTGTTCAGCCTCCCACGCCGCCTGGATGTCAGGCTGCAACGCGGCCATCGCCTCTTGACTGGTCGCTCCGCCGTCCACGAGAGTCTGGAACGTCGTGCCCACCTGCTCTTCGAGGCCCGAGAACATATCTTGCGTGAGCGCACTCTGGTTCGCGAGGCCCGTCATCGCGGCCGTGATTCCTTCGACGGCCGTGAGCGCTGGACCGGAGATGGAGCCGGTGGCTAGCTTGACCTCGTGGTTCAGGAAGTCAAACGCCGCTCCTCCGCTGAACCCGGTTTTGTCCAGCTGTTGCTGGAGTCCCTGGATGGCCGGAGCCGCGCCAGCGAAGGCTTGCGTGAAGGATTGTCCCGCTTTGAGATTCGCGTCCACGACACCGAGAATCGCTCCCGCCAACGCGCTCGCTTGCCGCTGGGAGCGGACCTGCACGGCGTCGAGGATGCCCTGCTGCGTGGTGAGATCCTTTTGCGCCGCATCGATCTGCGCCGCCGTCGAACTTGAACTGCTGAGAACCGCTTTGTCCGCGTCTTGAGCCGTGAAGGCAGACGAGGAAACACCGAACGCCGTGTTGAGGCCCGTCGTCGCGTTCGTGTTCTGCGCCGCGAGAAGTTTGGCCGCCTGGCCCGAGGCGTCTCCCGCCGCCAGCTGCGCCTGAACCATGTCGTTCTGGGCCTTTGTCCACACGCCCGTCGTGTTAGCCAGGTCCGACATCGCCTTGTTCTGCTTATTCAGCGCATCGGTGACGTCCTGGATCGCGTGCGTCGCCTGATCCTTGTTATTGGAGCCGACGTTGCTCAACTCTTTCCACAGCTTGTCGCCGTCCGCGCCGAGCATCGTCAGCTGCGAATGCAGATTGTCGAAGCCACCCTGTTGGTTGGCGAAGTCTTTCACGGCGTCTCGACCGGCAGAGCCAACGATGCCCTTGATCAGCCCAACCGCACCGCCCACCGCCGCGCCGACACCCGCGCCGATGGCCGTTCCAATCCCAGGGAAGATCGTTCCAATCGCGGCTCCCGCTTCCAGGCCGCCGAGTGCTCCGCCTGCACCTTGCGCGAGCGTTCCGCCGCCGAGTGCTCCGCTCACCGCAGAGGCCGTCGAGAATCCCGCGCTAATCGCCTGCACCGCGCCGAGCGCCTTCGCCGCGCCATCCGTCGAGTTCTTCAGACTGGTGACCGTCTTCCCCAACTTGTCATACGCTTCGAGGGAGCCGCCGATCCCCGAGATGGCTTGCCCGAGGGAGCCGCCGATCTGGGAGCCGAGAGACGAGATGGCGCCGAAGACTTGCTGCCAGCCGTCAATAATCTTCCCACGCGCATCCGCATCCTTCTTCAGATACGTTTGCCGTGCGGATTCAATCTCCGGTCCGGTGAACGCGGCTTCTCCTGCGTCCGTCAGGGCTGTCGCCATGCCCTGCCAAATCTCCTTCGCGTCACGGGCGTCCTTTTCCAGTTCCTGCTTCGTCTTCATCCCAGAGGCCGCGACCAACGATGCGACCGTCTTGAAGTGTTCCTGGATGACGTCCAGCTGATTGTCCATCGACTCGTGGACGACATCATCCGCCAGATTGTACGCTGCCTCGTAGGCATCGGGCACTTCACCGATGGCCATGATCTCTTTCAGCGTATTCTGTTGAACGTCTTCGCGCTGGGCGTCGTATTTCGCCGTGATCTGATCGAGCAATTGCTTCTTCTGCTCGGTGTTTCCCTTCTCGTATTCCTGAGTCTTCTTCTCCTTCGTGATCGCGTCCGCTTGCTGTTTGTCGAGCGCGTCCATTTGGGCGTCGAGGGAGCCCATGTAGTCGCTCGTGATCTCATCGTAGTATTGCCGATACTCGTCTGGGGTGGCGCCGAGCGCCCTGACTTGCCTGTCGAGACTCAACTGCCAGAGGTCAACTTGCTTCTGTGTTCCGGTCTCCGTCTGGTTGATAATCTGCTCTTGCGCGGTCTCCGCCGTCTTCTGGAGTCCCTTGTAGTTGAACCCGATAGTGCTAAGTGCCTTCGTGGCTTCTTGAGCGGCCGTATTGAAACTCTTCGAGAGGTTCTGATCCACGGCGATGGCGGCTGCGTTCGCAAGTTCGTCCAGCTTCGCCTTCTCCATCGCATCCGCGATCTTCTCGACACCCGCCGTTACGTTGTTTCCGAAGAGCACGCCCTTCTCCGCCGCGTTGGAGGCGTCCGCGCCGAAGAGCCGCATGACTTGATCGATATCCATGCCCTTCGCCGTCGCGGCAGTAATCTCGCCTTCCAACTCCTTCAGCTTCTTCTTATTGTCGTCCACCAGCTTCTGGAAGGCGTCATCTTCCTTGACTTGCGGCTTCTCTTCCGGCTTGACCGGCTCTCCGATCTGAATCTTCGGCGTCTCGACACCGCTTAGATCAAACCCTCCCGGATGAAGTGCCTTCACTCCACGGGCCGTATCAAGACGATCAACCGCCGCCTTGAGATCATTGAGTTGCTTTGTCGTCAGCGCCGTCTTCTGCGCCATCAATTCCTGTACTGTCGCTTGATCCTTCGTCAGTTGGATGTTCATCTCCTGACTCTTAATGTAGTTGTCCATCTGCGTCTTGGCGATGACGATACCAGTGGCCACAGATAACAAACCGACACCAAGCGCCGAGATGCCGGCACCACCGGCTCCCGTCAGGAACGTCGTCCCAATCCGAACCGCCGCAATCCCTTCGAGCACGACCTTGTACGCGAGCGCGAGGCCCGTGATGACGATGATCGCCTCACCGACGTTCTTGATTGCCGTGATATGGTCGGTGATGAAGTTGATTCCGTTCATGAAGACGTCATAGACCTTCTTCATGTTTGCGATGATGTCTGGCGCATCCGCCTTGACCTCATCCGCGAACTTGTTGATGAGGTCCATGAAGACTTCGGTGGCGTTCTTCCCTTCTCCGCCGAAGGTCGCCTTGATCGACGCTGCGATTGTGTCGAGCGCGGCGAGCACGTGCGGTGACGTCGCCACCGACTTGTACAACTCATCGCCCCAGTTCTCTAGGGCCACGACTCCCTGCTTGATCCGGTCTGCGAAGGTGAGCTGCTGGTCTCCGGCCTGTTGGACCTTCTTGTTCAGCGCTTCGAGGATAGCCGTGCGGTCAGCGGTGAGCTTGCCTTCCTTCGTGAGCTGGTCCGCCGTCGTCCCGAGGGATTCCGCATACGCCTTCTCCGCCGCCTTCAAGTCAACCGTGATGCCCATCCGCTGGAGGAGGCGCGGTTGTCCCGTGAGGAGGGAGCGGTCAATCTGGTTCAGGATCGTATCGACCGGGCCAAAGCCTTCTTTGGAGAGTACACGAGAGGCAGAGGTGAGCGCGGTGAAGCCTTCGACGGTCGTGACCGCTCCTGACGCGAGCGCCTTGTTGGCGAGCGTCATCAGCTCAAGATCGTTCACCGTTCCAGCGACACCCTCTCGCATCGCCTTGAGGATATCATCCGCCTTCTCGACACTCCCGGCGAGACGATCAAATCCCGTCTCGACATCCTGGACGTGCGAGCCGGTATTGCCCATGGCGATGATCGCGGCCGTCATACCGCCAACCGCCGCCGTGACCAATCCAGCCGTCACGCCCAAGACGCCGAGTTCTGAGACGAAACTCTTCGCAAACTCCTCGACATGAGTGGAGATTGTGTCGAGTGTCGTTGAGACTTGATCGTCGATGGAGACTGTTCCGGTGAGCTCTCCGATGTCGGTCATTGTCCCTCAGTCGCTCCCGCGATCAACCGTGCGATCATCAGTTGCTGCTGCCAAGGCTGGACCACTTCGGGAGGCTCCGGAGCCTTGGGACGAACCGCATCACCGAATACCAACATGAGATCGTAGAGATGGAACGGCGTGGGGTGCGCGTTCCGGTCACGATTCATATTGACAATCGTCTTCACGATGTCTGCCGTGCGAAGGTCTGCGCGCGTCTCATCGAATGGTTCCAACTCCCCATAGAACATCCACTCTCGAAACTGCGGATACGTCATCTCTCGAAGCATCGCATCCACGTTCGCGTGACCCAACTTCGCGGCCAGCCGATAGGCGAAACGCCTTGCGGCGTCTCGCGCTAGTCGTTTTTTGCGTCGAGAAGATCCTCAGCGTCTGCGGTGAAGCCGTTGAACTTGAGCAGCGCCTTCTGGAGCCGGAGGAAGATCCCCGCGCTCTTCTGCTTCAGCCGGAGCAAGTCTTCCTTCGTGAAGAGCGGCTTGTTGTCCGTATCGACGGCGCAGAGCATGAACATCCGGATCCATGCGTCCGCTTTCATCGATGGCGTATTGAGCGACTCCTGGAACGTGAGCGCCTCAGCTGCCGAGAGCACGCGGAAGCGGACAAAACCGCCCCACTCCGGGATTTCAACTTCCTTGATTTCACGGTCGTCTGCGCCGAAGATGTCTGCGGCGTTCAGGTATTTCTTTTCACTCGACATTGATGTCTACCTCAGTCGAAGCGGAGCGTGGAGACGGTCCGTCATTGGACCGTCTCCCCGCCTCCGGTGTTACTACGATGCGGCGACGAACGCGTGCTGGCCGGTGGGCCGGATTCCGATGGTCACATCGAGAACCGAATCCACGTTGGCCACGGGAGCGAAGTTCGTCACGAAGCCGGAGAAGATCCACTGCGTGCCGTGGGTGCTGATCTTGTCCGGGAACGTCAGACGGTAGATGTCACGCGTTCCGTCCAACCACGCCTTCTGCAGGCCCGTGAGATGATCCTGCGATGGATCCTGGGGCACGAAGTTCAACGTGGCCGTGAACGTGCCGTGGCGCGAGATGCCCACGATGTACTGGTCCGCCGACTCGTTGTGCGTCGTCGTTTCCAGTTCCTTCCGCGTCAGCGGAGGAGCCGTGATGTTCTTGAGCTGCGCGATTGCCGTGAACGCCACCGGCCCGCCTACTGGCGATGCGTCTGGCCAGAGCGGATCGATTGACCGCTCGATGATCGTTCCCTGCGCGGACATTCCTTTGAGCGCCATGCTAGTCTCCTCTACCTCTTATGACCCTGAAGAATCCGCCAAGACGTTGAACGCAACCCTGACGCGCTTTTCGCTATCCAACCCCATGTCAAAGGGCTGCTGACGCGTCGAGACTTCCCGATACCAGACGGAGTTGATTTCAACGTTCCGGACGTTCAGCGCAGCTGCAGCGGCTTGGGCCATGTTCTTCGCCGCAACATACGTTTTTGCCCGTGTCACGATCTGCGCTCCCGGCCGCACATACGCGGGCGGCTGGATCTGATTGTGGGTGCGATCCGGCGGTTGTCCTCCGGTCGCAATGACCGAAAGAAACGGCCCATCCCCAGTCGGAATCGTTACTGCCGATGAGACAAAGATGTTTGTCCCAAATAGTCCCACTCCCGCATCCACGAGCAATTTTACAAGGTCGTCTTCGAACATGTGCGCCTACAGTTTCAGTTTCGCGCCGATGCGCTGCAGGATGAACGGAGCCGACTCGTCCAACGTTGATTCCAAGAACTTCGCTTGACCTACCTCGTGGTGCGCTTCCAAGTCTTCGTGCACAATCACGGCGTAGTCCACGTCTACGCCGGGATACATCTCTGAGATTCCGCCGAACGTGATCGCCGCTTGCGTCCGGTTCGCGCTCTCCGTCATCGTCACCGTTCCGCTATCGCGAAGCGCTCCCGGATGCGGCGCGTTCGTTCGCATATCCACCGGGCAACGACGCTGCGCCTCCTCAAGTTCTTCCTGAGCGACGGAGAGAACCGCGTTGCGAACCTTCTCCGGGAACTGGTCGCGAACCGCTTGAATCTTGGCTCGCATTTCCCGTGTTCCCTTCATCGAGGCACCCATCAGTAAGGCTCCAACACTTCGACTTCTGCCGCCTTCTCCCGCTCCGCCATCACACCGTCGAGCACCTTCGCCCACGCCAGCCCGATGTTCTCCCACCGGAACTGAGGCTCAGCAACCTTTGCCAACCCGCGCTCGCGTAACGTCTCCCGGAGATTGGGAAGCGTATACAGATGGTCGAGAGCGCGAATGAAGTCATCCTTGTCCGGGATTCCGCCGATGGCATTAGCTCCGCCGATTGTCGCGGCGAAGGTCGAGCAATCCACCTTCCGGAGCGCTTCTCCCGGCCAGCCCGTCGAGGAGTGCGCGGCCCAATCGGGAGCGACCTGCGGAATCCCGCACGCCATGCTCTCAATCATCGGCAGATTGAATCCCTCGTTCTGCGAACACGTGACGCCCACGTCCGAGGCGCAGTAGGTCAGGCGCATCCACTCTTCCGAGGCGCCATGATAAACCTCTGGCGAGAGCCACAACAGGCGTCGTCCGTATTGCGCGAGTGGAAGATGATAGTGCATCAGGTTGGAGATGCCGTAGCCTTTGTCTCCAGTCGGAGCGACGTGAAGATATAACCACGCGTTCTCCCGGCCCTTCGTCTTCACCCACGAGGCGAAATAGTCGATGAGCAGGTCCAACCGCTTGCGCGGCTGATTGCGTCCAACGAACGTCACGATGAACGCGTCATCCGGGAGTTTCGGAAGCACCAACTCCCGCCGCGCTTCCATCTTGTCCATCGGCCGGTAGATGTCCAGGTCCACTCCGAGCG